TCACCGACATCATCTGCGAAAACTGCAAATACCTTCCAACGAAACGCTCCAGAAATAAACGCAAGCCAATCCCAAAAGAATCTGACGTAAAAACCTTCAACTACACGGCTCACCTGTGGGATATCCGGTGGCTAAGACATCGTGCGAGGAAATGACAATGGATTATTCACAGTTAAGTGATTTTGAAATTAACGTGGCGGTATTCGAAGCCATTCATAACGGATCACCGGATTACAAAGAAGGTGAGAATGGCGATATGGTGTTTGTCTCATTTGAGGGAGACATTGTAAACGGAGACGCAGTTGAAGTAGAAGTTGAGCGCGGATCCTTTAACCCATGCGCAAACCCAGCAGACGCATGGCCGATTATTGAAAAATACAGGATTAGCATTATCAATCTCGATGAAGACGAGTGGGGTGCACGCGGTGTGGCCTACTGTAAATCTAAGCGAGCTATACATGAAAATCCCCTCCGCGCCGCCATGATTGTCTTTCTCATGATGCAGAGAATCCAATAATGCTTAGCCCATCCCAATCCCTTCAATACCAGAAAGAAAGCGTCGAGCGGGCTTTAACGTGCGCTAACTGCGGTCAGAAGCTGCATGTGCTGGAAGTTCACGTATGTGAGCACTGCTGCGCAGAACTGATGAGCGATCCGAATAGCTCAATGTACGAGGAAGAAGACGATGAGTGATTTCTCTGAGCTTATTTCCTTCAAAAAAGACAGAGAAGAAATGCGGACTGAATCTGTCTATTACGTTCAACACCGGAATAAACGCTCGGTGCTTGATCAGGAGCTGGTTATTACCGGAGACCTGGCATTCAGAACATATAAGGCCAGCATGGAAATGAAGGATTTCCCTAAATGTGGTTCTGAAAGAGAAGCCGCGTTAAAGCTGGCTGAGTGGATGCAGAGAATGGCTGCTGCAATTGAGAATTACTGGAGTGAACCATAATGGCTAACCTACGCAAAGAAGCACGCGGCAGAGAATGCCAGGTACGTATTTACGGCGTATGCAATGGCAATCCTGAAACTACAGTTCTGGCACATTACCGGATGGCTGGAATTTGCGGAACGGGAATGAAGCCTGACGACCTGATCGGCGCATGGGCTTGTAGCGCGTGTCACGATGAAATCGACCGACGCACCCATAACCTCGACAACAAAGACGCCAGACTTTACCACCTCGAAGGCGTGATCAGGACGCAGGCGGTATTGCTGAAGGAGGGGAAGGTTAAGTCATGAATGAATATCGGTTTGTGCTTCCATACCCGCCGTCGGTGAATACCTACTGGCGAAGAAGGGGAAGCCAATACTACATCAGCGATAAAGGCCAGAAATACCGAAAAGATGTACAGCAAATAATCCGCCAACTCAAGTTAGACATTTTCACCAAATCACGACTCCGCATCAAAGTCATCGCAGACGTTCCAGACTCCCGCCGCCGCGACCTCGACAACATCCTGAAAGGTTTACTCGACTCCCTTATCCACGCCGGATTTGCGGAAGACGACGAGCAATTCGATGACATTCGCGTAATTCGTGGTGTGAAAGTACCAGGCGGACGGCTTGGAATAAAAATCACCGAACTGGAGAACGTATGAACGCCACAATTCAAACGATACCAGAGCTTCTTATCCAGACACGAGGCAATCAGACCGAAGTGGCGAGGATGCTTTCCTGCGCAAGAGGAACAGTGCTCAAGTACAACCGAGACAGCAAAGGCGAGCGTCACGTAATAGTTAACGGCGTCCTGATGGTCAAACAGGGTAAGAGGGGAAGACGATGAGCATAAGAGAACTAAACCTCACCAAAGAACAGCAAGATTGGCTGAATGGATGGCTTGAACTATGGGGCGCATGGGTTTATTCAGGTCGCCTGGAAAAGCGCATGAGCAGCGTAATAGCGAAGTTCATGGAGAGCGTAGAGCCGGGAAGAGTTATGACAAGGCCAATGTGCAATGATGATGATGGAATGTTGATTTCTCAGGTCGTCGATTCCGTCATGTACATTGACAAGAAAGCCTTTGGCATCCTCCTCAGCTACTACGCCCATGGATCTTCCAAGCACGCCATTGCATCTTACTATCATCGCGTCGCAAGACCTCGCAAGATGTTATGCCGGGGCGGCGGGCGCATTCAAAAACCATCGCTCGCAACCTGTCGACGGGAAGTTGACGAAATCCTTAATGCCTCGTTGTTTATGATTTACCCGGTTCTGGATAGTGCGTTTAAAAATCGGAAACGTGTAGAGAAAATTAAACATGTAGCATAGAACGTGTTGACATCATTGAACAAATGAGCAACAATATTCGCATAAGCTGCCGTTAGTGACTCTTAAGTTGCAACGGTGGCTTTTTTTATTTGGGTCAGTCGTATAAAGGTCATTACGGAAGGCTGTTAACCTTCTTATCGTGGTTCGAGTCCACGCTGTCCCGCCAAACATGCTGGTTTAGCTCCAATGGTAGAGCAGTCGCCTTGTAAGCGAATGGGTAGCGGTTCAAGTCCGTTAACCAGCACCATAACTGAGCCGTAGCCACTGGCTATCCTGAATTCATCATTGATAGTTGCGCTGCGGCCTTCTACACATGACCTTCGTGAAAGCGGGTGGCAGGAGGTTGCGCTAACAACCTCACGCCGTTTTGCCCGTGCATATCGGTCACGAACAAATCTGATTACTAAACACAGTAGCCTGGATTTGTTCTATCAGTAACCGACCATATTCCTAATTAAATAGAGCAAATCCCCTTATTGGGGGTAAGACATGAAGATGCCAGAAAAAAATGACCTGTTAGCCGCCATTCTCGCGGCAAAGGAACAAGGCATCGGGGCAATCCTTGCGTTTGCAATGGCGTACCTTCGCGGCAGATATAATGGCGGTGCGTTTACAAAAACAGTAATCGACGCAACGATGTGCGCCATTATCGCCTGGTTCATTCGTGACCTTCTCGACTTCGCCGGACTAAGTAGCAATCTCGCTTATATAACGAGCGTGTTTATCGGCTACATCGGTACTGACTCGATTGGTTCGCTTATCAAGCGCTTCGCTGCTAAAAAAGCCGGAGTAGAAGATGGTGGAAATCAATAATCAACGTAAGGCGTTCCTCGATATGCTGGCGTGGTCAGAGGGAACTGATAACGGACGTCAGAAAACCAGAAATCATGGTTATGACGTCATTGTTGGCGGAGAGCTATTCACTGATTACTCAGATCACCCTCGCAAACTTGTCACGCTAAACCCCAAACTCAAATCAACAGCTGCCGGACGCTACCAGCTTCTTTCCCGTTGGTGGGATGCCTATCGTAAGCAGCTTGGCCTGAAAGACTTCTCTCCCAAAAGCCAGGACGCTGTGGCATTGCAGCAGATTAAAGAGCGTGGCGCTTTACCGATGATTGACCGCGGTGATATTCGTCAGGCTATTGATCGTTGCAGTAATATTTGGGCTTCATTGCCCGGTGCTGGTTACGGTCAGTATGAACACAAGATCGATAGTCTGATTGCCAAATTCAAAGAAGCTGGCGGGGTGGTTAATGAAACTTCGCTATAAGCTGGTTATTTCTGCTTTCCTCCTGACTTTATTCGGTTCTCTCGTCTGGTCAGCTAATCATTACCACAATAAAGCCATTGAATACAAAAAACAGCGCGACGAAAACGCTATGGCATTAGATTCGGCTATGGCGACGATCTCTGATATGCAGAAGCGTCAACGTGACGTAGCAGAACTCGATGCCAGATATACAAAGGAGCTTGCTGATGCTAACGCGACTATCGAAAGCCTCCGTGCTGATGTTTCTGCTGGTCGTAAGCGCCTGCAAGTCGCCGCCACCTGTGCAAAGTCAACGACCGGAGCCAGCAGCATGGGCGATGGAGAAAGCCCAGGACTTACAGCAGATGCTGAACTCAATTATTACCGTCTCCGAAGTGGAATCGACAAGATAACCGCGCAGGTTAACTACCTGCAGGAGTACATCAGGACTCAGTGCCTGAAATAATTTTTTTGCAAATCACAAAGTCCATTTAATGAGCCTCGCGATGCGGGGCTTTTTTATGTCCGCAGTAAACGCGCATCTCACGCGCATATTAACGAGAGCCTTTCAGTAAGCGAGCCTGAGAAATGCCGTTATAGGTGGCGACCTCTCTCGGGCGGCTTTTCTGTGAGACAGGCTCACTTTCTAAAAGGTAAAGACGCTATGAATCATCAATTGGCTAATCTCGATTTCCGGGACATGGTGGTTGTTTCTGGTGATCGCGTGATCACAACCTCCCGCAAGGTAGCAGCTTACTTCGACAAGCAGCATCACCACATCATTCAGAAAATCGAAAAGCTAGACTGTTCGGATGAATTTCTAACCAGCAACTTTTCGCGGGTTACCTATGAACACAAGGGTAATCAGTATGTTGAATATGAAATTTCCAAAGACGGCGCGATGTACATCATCATGTCGTTTACCGGCAAAAAAGCTGCCGCCATCAAAGAGGCGTTTATCAAAGCATTTAATTGGATGCGTGACAGGCTGATGGAGTTGGCTCACTCATACCAAAGAGAGCACAACGAGTTAATGCTGGAGTTCATGAAGGAAAAGGATGTTGCCAGTATGTCAGGACGCTTGCTGAACCGCTGGGGCAGGATCAAAAAACCGCAACTCATAGCAAGAATCGAAAGGCTTGAGCAGCAGGCGCAAATATCGATCCCCGGACTGCCAAAGTGACCATTCCAAAGCCCATCTACTGGTGGGCTTGATAATGAAACCGTGATTTACATCCCTCACAATCCAGGTATGTAAAAGCTGGATCATGCGAGAACGGATTTAACTAAATCTGTGCGCCACCAGTTAACGGCAGTACCACGAAACAACCCAAGCCAGTAAGTGGGGAAATAACACTGGCAGCCACTGAAAGATGAACCTCCTGCATTATGGCAAAAAAGATTCTTTGTGGTGGCGGACTGATGGAAAGACATCGGTTATTGCAGAGACCATTCAATGAGTGGTCTCGACAATGGCTTATACCCTACACGGGATAACTTAACTGATATCCCCACAAGCGGATAAAGAGGTCCCTCAATGTCAGGAATCTACTTTTAGTCCTAGTAATGATGAACTAGATATCAGTTGAGTCGCTTGGGTGGTGATTACGATTCTGCTTCAAACTCAGAAATTAGTTGATGAACACGTTCAGTATATGATGGGTTAGAACCTAGAAACTCTTCCACTGTCTGAATGGTTTCATCACCCTCCCATTCAAAATGGCTCACAGGTGACGAATGACCAGCCCTGACTTGGTAGGAGCCATTGTCCAATTTGTCCAGGAATATATAAGTTTCATTATCATGACCTGTATTTCGGTAAAAAATTTGCTTTGAGTTCATTAAAGAAATCCTCTAGAGAAAACTATGGCACTCACCGACAAACAAGAGATGTTCTGTCGCGAGTACCTCATCGATTTAAACGCCACACAAGCGGCTATTCGGGCGGGGTACAGCGCAAAGACAGCTAACCGTACCGCATCCGAAAACCTGTCAAAACCTGACATACAATTCAGAATCGCCGAACTGAAAGCGCAACGCAATGATCTTGTTGGTATTAATGCAGAATATGTACTTAATCGCCTTATTGAAATCGACCAGATGGATGTGCTCGACATTCTCCTGCAAAACGGTGAGCTAAAGCCCATTAAAGACTGGCCTAAGGTATGGCGCACAACGCTATCAGGAATGGATGTCGTGGAGATAGTATCCGCAGATAGCGCCGCACTTCTGAAGAAAATCAAATGGCCTGATAAGGTTAAAAACCTTGAGTTGCTCGGGCGTCATGTTTCTGTTCAGGCGTTTAAAGACAATGTCAAAAATGAAGTGACTGGTGCTGACGGAGGACCAGTCAGAACAGAAATTACCAACTTAACGCCGGAGCAGGCTGCAGAAGCGTATAAAAAAATGATGGGCTAAGTATGCCGTTACCATTTCCCTTCGATTTTAAACATCCTGATTACCAGATGGTTTTTGAATGGCGGATGGAACGCTTACAGCGCATTCGCCAGAACCCTGAAATATTGCCAGCACTAAAACAGTTTTACCGGACCAACCCGGCTCAGTTCATCATCGACTGGGGCATGACAACGGACCCGCGTAATATTGATTATGGCCTGCCGGTGACCATTCCGTTTTTACTCTTCCCTAAGCAGGAGGAGTGGATCCACTGGATTATGGAACGCTGGGGTAATCGGGAGAATGGTATTACCGAAAAATCCCGTGAAATGGGGCTCAGTTGGACCGCGATCGGACTGGCCTGCTCGCTTTGTCTCTTCAACAAAGAAATGGTTATCGGTTTCGGCTCCCGTAAAGAGGAATACGTCGACAGCACCGGTGACCCGAAAGCATTGTTCTGGAAGGCGCGCAAGTTCGTGGAAACACTACCTGTAGAGTTTCGCGGTTCGTGGAGCGAGAAGAAGCACGCGCCATATATGCGTGTTGAGTTTCCTGAAACTGGTGCCGTTATCAAAGGCGAGGCTGGCGATAATATTGGTCGTGGTGACCGTACCACGCTTTATCTGGTTGATGAGGCTGCATTCCTTCAGCGTCCTCTGCTGATTGATGCGGCGTTGTCACAAACGACGCGTTGCCGTATTGACCTGAGTTCAGTTAACGGCATGGCGAACCCGTTCGCTCAGAAGCGTCATGGCGGGAAGATACCGGTATTCACATTCCACTGGCGGGATGATCCTCGCAAGGATGAAGAGTGGTATCGCAGGGAATGCGAGAAAATCGATAATCCGGTGGTGGTGGCACAGGAACTTGACCTGAACTACAGCGCATCAGCGGAAGGCGTCCTGATTCCATCCGAATGGGTACAGGCTGCCGTTGATGCACATATCAAACTGGGGATCCAGCCAACAGGCAAACGACTTGGCGCGATGGATGTCGCCGACGAAGGCAGGGACAAAAATGCCTTTTCCACCCGTCATGGCTTCCTCCTGGAGAATGTGCGGGAATGGTCCGGTGTGGGCAGCGACATTTATCAGTCCGTCGAGAAGGTCTTCGGTTTTTGCGAACAGGACAACCTCGAAGAGTTTCGCTTTGATGAGGACGGGCTGGGCGCTGGCGTTCGCGGCGATGCACGCGCTATCAACGAACAGCGTAACGCTGCGCGTCGACCGTCAATACTCGCTACACCGTTTCGCGGTAGCGGCGCGGTGTTTGATCCGGACGACGAAGCGGTGCGCGGTGACAACGGGCAAGCCGCACGTCTGAACAAGGACTTCTTCGCTAACGCCAAAGCCCAGAGCTGGTGGCGGTTACGTAAACTTTTTCAGAATACCTGGCGCGCCGTGGTTGAAGGTATGGCTTACAACCCGGACGAAATCATCTCAATCAGCAGTGGCATGGCACTCAAAGATAAACTCATCATCGAGCTTTCGCAGCCGACCTATTCCATTAATGGTGTGGGAAAAATCGTTATTGATAAACAGCCTGATGGAACCCGGTCGCCAAACCTTGCCGACTCGGTGATGATCAGCTACGCGCCAATGAATTCAGCCCTGAACATCTGGGAGCTGCTAGGGAGACAGGCCTGATGGCACGAAACAAACAAGCCCTGCGGAGAACTGCGCAGGCCACCGCTGATGGCTATGAGAACTTTGTCGCCCGCGTGGGAATGCAGACGCCTAACCAGCACTCAGCATCGACCTACCGGGCTAACTTCACCAGTCGCAACCGCATGCTGGTGGAATGGTCCTATCGTTCGTCCTGGATCATCGGCGAAGCGGTCGATGCTATCCCGGATGATATGACCCGCAAAGGCATTCGCATCACTTCGGAAATTGATGCAAAAGATCGCGGCATTCTCGAATCACAACTGGATGAGTTGCAAATCTGGGATGCGCTGAACGACGTGCTGAAATGGTCGCGTCTCTACGGCGGCGCGGTGGGTTTCATCATGATTGAGGGGCAGGCACCAATGACCCCGCTGAGGCTCGAAACCATTGGAGAAGGCAAGTTTAAGGGCGTTCTCCCACTCGACCGCTGGATGATTAACCCGGTGCTGACCCGCCGCATTAAAGATATGGGGCCGGATCTCGGCAAACCTGAGTTTTACGATGTGGTGACCACAGCAACGGGAATTCCTGCCTGGCGCATCCATCACAGCCGCCTGATTCGCTTCGATGGCGTCACGCTGCCATTCCAGCAGAAGATGACCGAAAACGAATGGGGAATGTCGGTTGTAGAGCGAATCTGGGATCGGCTTACTGCGTTCGACAGCGCCACTCTCGGCGCGGCTCAGCTGGTCTACAAAGCGCATCTGCGCACCTACAGCGTGGAGAAGCTGCGCGAGATTATCGCGCTTGGTGGCCCAGCGTTCGAAGCGTTGCTGAAGAACATCGACCTGATCCGCCAGTTCCAGAGCAATGAAGGCATGACGCTCATGGACTCGCGGGATAAGTTCGAAACCCACCAGTACAGCTTCAGTGGTCTGGATGACATTCTTTCGCAGTTCGCTGAGCAGATAAGCGGTGCCGTTGGTATCCCGCTGGTGCGCCTTTTCGGGCAGTCCCCGAAAGGCTTCTCTACCGGTGACGCAGACCTCGCCAACTATTACGACCGGGTGAGCTCGTTGCAGGAACGCCGCTTACGGCTGCCGATGCGTCGGATACTGGACATCATGCATCGTTCGGAGCTTGGCAAGCCGCTGCCGGACGATTTCACGTTTGAGTTTAACCCGCTCTGGCAAATGTCTGACGTTGACCGCTCAACGGTGGCCGTAAATACCACCACCGCGATCAGCACCGCGCTGGGCGACGGATTGATGACGCGTAAGGCGGCAATGACCGACCTACGCGAAAACTCTGATGTCACCGGCATCGGGGCATCTATTACCGACGAGGATATCGAGAATGCCGAAGACGAAGCGCCGCCAGGCATCGGCGAACTTGACGACAAACCGCCAGAGCCGCCAGGCGGAGATCCGATATCGAACGAGCCTACGGCAGATAGCGCGGGCGGTCGGGGACATCGTAAATGGTCGCTACGATGGTTCAAATGACAGTATCACGGAAATTATTGAGGCGCTGGAACGCTACAGTGAAATCATCACCCCCTGGGCGACAAAGGTAGCTGAGAACTTCACCGCAGACATAGCGCGCCAGAATGAAAAGCAGTGGCGTCAGCACAGCCGGAATATCAGCTCAGAGCTGCGCAACATGGTCGACCGCGCTCCGGTAGGCCAGGTGATGAAATCCATCGTCGCCGAGCAAATTAAGTACATCAAATCGCTGCCTCTTGAGGCCGCCGATCGGGTGTATGACATTCAGAACAAGGCCATCGAGGCCGTTGTGTCTGGTGGCCGCGCTGAACCATTCGCGAAAGAGATAGCAGCGTCCGGTGACGTGTCACGCTCACGAGCGAACCTTATCGCCCGTACCGAGCTTGGACGTGCAACCGGCGCGCTGGATCAGGCGCGTGCGCTGTCAATCGGCTCGAATGGTTATATCTGGCGTACAGCCGAAGATGGCGACGTCCGGCATTCTCATCGGGAGATGGAAGGTAAGTTTGTCGAATGGGGCAAACCTCCAACGCTTGATGGCATGACCGGTCACGCTGGCGAGCTCCCGAATTGTCGCTGTTATAAAGAAATCGTTTTTCCCAACCCTCATTCTTATCTCGCCTGAATCGCAGGTAAACCATGAAATATTTTTTCAATACCAGGCTGGGGGAAACCCGCTATCAGCTGGCTGACGGCTCGCTGCTGTGCAAAGACGTGCCGATAGGTCGAACGGGTAAGCAGCTCTACGGCTCTGCCGATCTGCCAAACCTCAAACCCGACAAGCTCGGTGAGATAGTCGTAACGCGTTCTCCTGAGCAGGTATTCCATCCGGCCACGCTCGCCTCATTCGAAGGGATGAGCATCACGATCCTGCATCCTGAAGATGAAAACGGGAATGTGCGGCTGGTAAATCCCGAGAACTGGAAAGAGCTTGCTGTCGGGCACCTCCAGAATGTCCGGCGCGGGACGGGTGAGCAGTCTGATTTGATGCTGGCTGACCTTATCGTCAAAGACGAAAACGCCATTCAGCTTATCGAAGATGGCCTGCGTGAAGTGTCGTGCGGCTATGACGCGGAGTACGAGCAGACCGAGCCAGGTAAAGCCGAGCAGGTCGATATTACCGGAAACCATGTGGCTCTTGTCCCCAAAGGCAGAGCCGGAAATCGTTGTGCAATTGGAGACAGAGACACAATGGCAAATCAAAAGAAAAACTGGTGGAACCGCATGCGTGCAGCCATCAAGACAGGAGATGCCGACACCATGAACGAACTGGTGGAGTCGGCTCCCGCATCGGTTACAGGAGATGAGGGGGATTTGCCGCAGGGCGTTAATCTCAACATCAACCTGTCCCCGCAGCAACCACTACCGGACAAAGCACCAGAGATGGGTGGAGGTCCAACCGGCGACAGTGATGATGACCTCAAAACATTACTGAAAGCCCTGCTGGCTAAGCTGGAAGGAAATGCGACGGGCGATAACGACAATAAGCCTGACGATAATCCGACCGGTGACGGCGAGGACGATGAAGAGGAAACCACGATTACTGGTGACTCAGCCTGGCGTGCCGAAGTTATCGTTCCGGGTATCGATCTGAGCCGTAAGATGAAACCGACCGCGTTCAAACGCGAGGTTCTGGCTTCCGCAGATAAAACGCTGGTTCGCCAGATAGTCGGTGATGCGGATATCCGCAAATTGCCGAAACAATCGGTCGACATGGCGTTTAATGCCGTGTCTGAGATTGCCAAAGGGCGAAACACCCGCGCCACCACCGGCGATGCACAGCGCCCAAACATGGGCATGACCAGTATCGCTTCCCTGAACAAACAAAACGCTGAATTCTGGGCAAACCGTAAAGGGTAAAAAATGAATAATGTATTTCTGTACCGGATGCCTGTTGGCATTGCCGGGGCTGTCTCTCGCCCGCAGGACTTAACCGTCGAACCGGTGGTCCTTAAATCCGATAACGCCTTCGCTGCCTATGGGCTGGCTGGTAAATACGATGATGACGGTTTTTTCGTGCCGCTGGCAGATGGTGATACCGCAGACAAGGTGAAGGGGATCTATGTGCGCCCTTATCCGACCACTTCGCAGCCGGACATGGTTCGCCAGGTGGGGAGTGGCAAGAACTTCCCGGGCGACGCAATGAAGCGTGGCTACGTGACCGTTAATCTCGGTTCTGATTTTGATGCCAGCACCATCAAAAAAGGCGACCCGGTATACGTTGTCGTCTCCACTGATGAATCCATCAAAGTGCCGCTGGGTGGATTCATGGCCACGTCAGTCAGTGGCAAAAACGTGGTGCTGACCAACGCTGAATTCACAGGTGCCGGTGATGCTAACGGCAATGCAGAAATTTCCTGGAAGATTTAAGGAACAGACGAATGATTACTTTTGATCAGGCAACCGTTGACAGCTCTGGTGCCTTTCTCATCGGGGAGCTGGAACGACTCGACCAGACGCTGAACCTGCCACTGGTGGGGTACACCTGGACCCGCGATATCCAACTGCGTGAAGATGTCTCCATCGCAGATGACATTTCCAGCTGGACGAATACCAGCTTCGCCGCTGCGGGTACTGGCGCAAATCCGAATGGCAAAAACTGGGTAGGCAAAGACTCAACCGCTATTGCTGGCGTGAACGTGGATATCGGCAAATCCGGTAACCCGCTGAACCTGTGGGGGATGGAACTTGGCTGGACGGTCATAGAATTGCAGGCTGCTCAGCAGGTCGGACGCCCGATTGATACGCAGAAGTATGACGGGATGCAACTGAAATGGCAGATGGATAACGATGAACAGGTGTATGTTGGCGATTCCGCATTAAACCTGAAAGGCCTTGTTACCCTGGACGGCGTGCCTGTCAACAACGCTGCCAAAACGTGGGCAACCTCAACACCGGACGAAATCCGCGCAAGCATTAACCAGGTGCTGTCTGATGCGTGGGCCGCTTCCGGTTACTCTGTGGTTCCGCGTGATTTGCTGATCCCGCCTGAGCAGTTTGCTCTGTTGTCCAGCATCATCGTTTCATCTGCGGGTAACCAGTCCCTGTTGACGTACCTTCAGACCAACACCATCAGCTATCACCAGAACGGTGTTCCGCTGAATATCCGCGCGGTTAAATGGCTGAAAGGCCGTGGTGTGGGGAATAAGGATCGCATGGTTGCGTACACCAACGATAAAAAATACGTCCGCTACCCGCTGGTTCCGCTTCAGAGCGTGCCAGTGCAGTATCGCGGTCTGTATCAGATCGTCACTTACTACGGCAAGCTGGGTGCAGTCGAGCCAGTGTATAAAGAAACTCTGTCCTATGTGGACGGTATCTGATAACCAGAATGGCCCCGAAAGGGGCCTGAAGGAAACTGAAATGGCGAAAGAAAAGCTGGTTACCATCCATGTTCACACCCCGTTTACGCTGACGCTCGGCGATCAGTCAAAACAGGAGTTTGGCCGGGGACGGCATAACGTACCGGAAGAGGTCGCGTCGCACTGGTTCACCCAGGCGCACTCTGAGCTTTCCGAAAGCGTGATTAGCGACACCGATGATCTGCAACCCATTATCGACGGCCTGCAAGCGCAGATTGCCGACAAAGATAAGCTGATTGCCGATCTGAAAGATGCATTGCTCAAACTGCAGGAGCAGAACGACAGCCTGCAGGCGCAGATTACTGCCGCCCGGACTGGCGGTAATGGGGCTAAAGATGCCAAAGAATCAAAGTCTGCCAGCGGTAAGTGATTTTCGCCGCGACTTCCCGCAGTTTGCTGACCCGGCAAAATATCCCGACGCCCAAATCGGGTTCCGTCTGAATCTGGCCGATGAACTGCTGAGTGAAAACGTCACCGGCAAAAAGTTGTTTCCGTACTTTGCCGGATTGTTCGTTGCGCACTACATGACGCTCTGGGCGGCAGACAGCAGAGCGATGCTGGCTGGTGGTCCGGGCGGTTCAACCAATGGTGTTCAGTCCTCAAAGTCCGTGGATAAGGTAAGCGTCAGCTATGACACCAGCGCGACGCTGAATCCTGATGCAGGTTTCTGGAATAACACCCGATATGGCGCTGAATTTTATCAGTTGATCACGATGTTCGGTGCAGGCGGTCGCCAGCTATGAGTTTCAAAAGCGGTGTAACAACGAGGGTGGATAACGCTAAGGCCATTCTGGATGCGCTCAGGTCGTTAACCAAAAAAGATGTGCTGGTCGGCATCCCTTCGGAAGACAGCGGGCGGGATGATGTTCCGTTTGGTAATGCGGGCATCGGTTACCTCAACGAATACGGCTCACCAGAGCAGAACATCCCGCCACGACCTCACCTGGTCCCCGGCGTTAAATCGGTAGAAGAACAGACGTTGCCGCAGCTCAAAACAGCGGCGCAGGCTGCGCTTGATGGAAATGCGGCGGGGGCGGAAAGAGCACTCAACCGCGCCGGAACGCTGGCCGCTAATGGCGTCAGGCGTTACATGACTATTACCGGCTTTACGCCGCTTGCTGACAGCACTGTTGAAGCCCGCGCACGTCGAGGGCGCAAAGGGGCGAAAGCTGAGCTTGCCCGACGCGCTGCTGGCGAGTCACCCGGAACCGATCTGGTGAAACCGCTAATTGACACCGGACAGTACCGCAGAGCTATTACCCATGTAGTGAGGGATAAAGATGCCGACTCTTGATGTAACAGACGTGCTTTTTGACCCCGATTTTTGCGACTTCAACCTGTGGGTAACGCGTCGCGTGCAAACGGTGGACGATGACGGGATCGGCAGTGACAGCGAAGTTAAAACGCAGTTTGCCGGAGTTGTTACCGTTGACCGCTCCCTGGAGAACCGCCGTATGCAGTCCGGGCAAGTTATCAGTGGCGCGATTCTTATCGTGACAACTGAGCGGCTGACACAGGGGCAGACTGGCCGTGATGCAGATATCGTGACGTATCAGGGCCGTGATTATCGTGTGACTTTCGTCGACCCGTATACAGCGTATGGTGCCGGATTCGTTCAGGCGCATTGTGAGTTGATGCCGTTTGATGGGGGAATTCCGGTTGAGCAATAACACCAGCACAGAGCGCGGATGGTTAATACCAACCAGTGGCGATCCGGATTATGACGAAGCGCTCGACAGGCTGTTAAGCCAGTGGATGCGTAACGTTTCCGGTCTGTCTGCCGGGGTGGTTCGTCCGCGCTGGCAGAAAGAGCAGCCGCCACTGCTACCGGTTGAAACGAACTGGTGTGCGTTTGGGGTTATCGGATGGTCAGGTGATGACAGTCCGGCATTCACCAGACAGACCGATGATGGCTCTCAGCTCTGGCGGCATGAAACGATTGAGTGTATGGCTTCGTTTTATGGTCCGGCGGGGATGGTGTATGCGTCCCGGTTTCGTGACGGTATATCTGTACCGCAGAACAATGCAGCACTGAATGCGCTGGGGCTGTCTCTTGGCGATTACACAGGTCTGACTCCCTTCCCTGAACTTATTAATCAGCAATGGGTCCGCCGCTACGATATGACGGTGCGTCTGCGCCGGAAGGTTGTGCGCGAGTACGGTATTAAATCGCTGGTGGAAGCACCAGTCATCTTTTTCGGAGATTAAGCTATGGCACAGGGCTTGCCTGTATCAAACGTTGTTAATGTTGATGTGATCATGTCGCCGCGTGCAGCATCAGGGCGAAATTTTGGTGCATTACTCATTCTCGGCCCGTCCACAATCATTCCGGTAAGTGAGCGCATTCGCCGTTATTCTGCCGCGGAAGATATTGGAAAAGATTTTGGCGTGGAATCACCAGAATATAAAGCTGCGCAGGTGTTTTTCTCACAATCACCGAAACCTCAGGAGGTTTTTGTTGGTCGTTGGGTGAAAACGAAGGGAGACAGCGAACAGGCCACGCCTGAGACGCTGGAGCAGGCTGTGAATGCCATGCTTGATTATACTTCATGGTATGGGCTGGGGATTGCAGACGATGCAGATATTCCGGATGCAGACTGGCTGAAAGTGGCTGCGGCGATCGAATCCTCTTCTGTAAGCCGTATTCTGGCGATTACGACAAGCGATGAGAAATGCCTGCAGACTGCATCCAGCGATGATTTGGCATCAAAACTGAAAACCGCCGGATATTCACGCAGTTTTATTCAATATTCATCGGGTAATAAATACGCTGCGTTATCTGCATTTGGCCGGGCATTCACGGTTAATTTCAATGGCAGTAATACCGCGATTACGCTCAAGTTTAAGCAGGAGCCGGGTGTCGGGTATGAAACACTGACAGTCAGCCAGGCATCGGCACTTGATGCAAAAAACTGCAATGTGTTCGTGTACTACCAGAATGATACAGCTATCCTCCAGCAGGGAGTGATGGCTAACGGCGATTTCTTTGATGAACGCCACGGCCTGGACTGGTTACAGAATTATGTGCAGACCAACCTCTATAACCTGCTTTATACCAGCACCACGAAAGTTCCCCAGACTGAAGCCGGTATTACCCGACTGTTATCAAATGTTGAAAAATCACTGGATCAGGCCGTTCAGAATGGACTGATTGCTCCGGGCGTATGGAACGGGGGCGACCTTGGCCAGTTGTCATCAGGTGACACGCTGCCCAAAGGTTATTACGTATACGCCCAGCCGCTGGATGAACAGGCACAATCAGAACGTGAAGCCCGTAAGGCTCCGGTGATTCAGGCTGCAATAAAACTTGCAGGCGCGGTTCATTACGCTGACGTACAGATTAACGTTGTTCGCTAAGGGGAAGTGAATGTCTACCTATTCTTTTATGGATGTCACTGCGACGCTGACCGGGCCGACCGGTTCGATTGACCTCGGGTACGGTTCTGCAAGTTCTGAAGAGGGGATTGTGGTTGCGATGGGCGGCCCTAAAAACACCATGACCATCGGTTCTGATGGCGAAGTGATGCACAGTCTCCATGCAGATAAAAGCGGGACGATTACCGTTAACCTTCTGAAGACATCACCGACAAATAAAAAATTGTCGCTGGCGTATAACGCACAGAGCCAGTCTTCTGCCACATGGGGGAATAACGTTATTGTGATCCGAAACAAGGTCAGCGGCGACATCATCACGGCACGCAGTGTTGCGTTCCAGAAACAACCGGATAATGCCAACGCTAAAACCGGTAATACGATGCCGTGGGTGTTTGACTGCGGCAAGATTGACCAGGTTCTCGGGGAGTTTTAATACATGGAATTCGAAATCAAAGGCGTGAAATATCGCGCGGCAAAACTCAGCGTTTTTGATCAGCTGAAAGTGACCCGCAAACTTCTACCGGTGCTGGCAGGAATGATGTCAGATTTCGGGAGCATTCGCTCCCGTTTGCCTGCTGATGGCAAAATCGACACCGTGAAATTCGAGCAGTTAAAACCGGTGTTTGAAACCATGCTCCCGCGTATCGCTGAGGAACTGTCTTCCCTGACCGAAGATGACACCAGTGCGATTATTCATCCCTGTCTTGCGGTGGTATCGCGGCGTCATATGGACGGATGGGTTCCGGTATTTACCCAGGGCGAACTGATGTTTGATGATATTGACTTGCTGGTCATGCTGCATCTGGTGGCGCGGGTGGTCGCCGATTCGCTGGGAAATTTTTTGCCTACACCCCTTACCAGCACGACGCAGAGCCTGCAACAGGGCTGACGTTTAACAGCCTGCCGGACGGGCTGTCTTACCTTCTCAATCCGGTTGACGCCGGGTTAATTCCTTATACAGCACTTAAAGATGGCTCTGTCGATTTGTACGACATTGCTCTCTTGAATGACCATCTGGCGGTAAAAGCGGATAACCAGCGGCGCATTGAGAAATGGAGAGAGGATAATGAACGCTGAAACTATTAAAGATTTCCTCGTCTCGCTTGGCTTCAGTGTGGATGATGCAGGAGCGAAAAAGTTCGGTTCTGTCCTCGCCGGTACAACTGCAAATGTCATCAAAATGGGGCTGGCTGTTGAAGGATCTGCGCTGTCCGTGGTGGCCTTCACGGCTAAGATCGCCTCCGGCCTGGATAATCTTTACTGGGCGTCACAGCGCACCGGCGCGACAGTCCAGGGAATTCAGTCTATTGGCTATGCGGTTTCGCAGGTTGGCGGCAGCGTGGACGCGGCGCGAACCTCTCTGGAAAGCCTCTCCCGGTTTGTTCGTAACAATCCCGGCGCGGAAGGCTTCCTGAATCGCCTGGGCGTACAGACCCGTGATGCCAGCGGCAACATGCGCGACATGGCCGCTATCTTTACGGGTGTCGGACAGAAGCTCAGCAGCATGCCGTATTACCGGGCTAACCAGTATGCGCAGATGCTTGGCATTGACGAAAATACCCTCATGGCGATGCGCCGGGGTGTGGGTGATTTCTCCGGGCAGTACAGCGCAATGGCGAAAGCTATCGGCTTCAATGCTGACGAGGCGGCCAGAAGCTCCAACAAATTTATGACCTCCCTGCGTGAGTTTGGCGCGATGGCAGGCATGGCCCGTGACAAAATCGGCTCTAATCTTGCGGGTGGGCTTGCGGGTTCGCTGGACACTCTGCGCCGCCATATCCTGGACAACTTCCCGCGCATCGAGCAGACCCTGACGAAAGCCATAAAAGGCATTCTGGCGCTCGGGGATATTATCGGGCGGCTGTTCTTCAGACTGATTGAAGGAACATCAGGCCTCATCACCTGGTGGCAATCGCTGGATAAGCAAACGCGGGAGCTCATCTCGCTGTTTGGCGCGCTGACGATTGCGCTGCGCATTCTGAACAGTACGTTCTGGATGTCGCCGATTGGCCTCATTACCGCGCTGGCGGCGGGGATTGCCCTTCTGTGGGAGGACTATCAGACCTGGAAGGAAGGCGGCGACAGCCTGATTGACTGGGGCAAGTGGAAGCCGGAGGTCGATGCCGCGCTGAAGATGGTTCGTGACCTGAAAGGGTCTGTTAATGAACTGGCGAAAGCGCTGGCGAAACTGCTCAATATTGACCCCAAATCATGGTCCCTGAAGTGGGATTTCAGCAACTTCATCGACCAGATGGGCGAATTCAGCAAAATGCTGAACATGATCGCCGACCTGCTCAACGCTATCAAAGATGGCCGCTGGGCTGATGCCGTCAGCATCGGCAAACAGATACTTAATCAGGGCAGCGAAAATCCGTCAGCGATGCCGATGGTTACAGACAGCGCTAACAGTACTGCCGACTGGATTAAAGAGCACTGGGGATTCGATCCCCGCAGTGTGGGCCGGACGGTACGCGGCTGGTTTGGTGATGATGAGCCGGAACAATATGCACAGGCTACGAAACGAGGAGAACGGAATAACAATCCGGGAAACCTTAATTTTGCTGGTCAGGCAGGGGCTTCTCTTGAACGCCCGGGCGGGCGATTTGCCAGATTTGAAACTGCTTTTGATGGATTACGGGCTCTTGCTCGTCAGTTAATGCTGTACGCCGGACGGGGAATAAACAGTGTGGAGAAAATTATCTCTACCTGGGCACCTGCGTCTGATAATAACAACACAACTGCGTATATCAGGGCTGTATCGCAACGACTGGGAGTGGATCCCCGGGCTGCCCTGAATATGAGCGATCCGCAAACCATGTCAGCATTGATGAGCAGCATTATCCAGCATGAAAATGGAAGAAATATCTATTCTCGAGAGCTGATTAATAAGGCTGCCGTGGCGGGAATTAGTGGCAAAATGACAGAGGTTAACCAGCAAAATACTTACCACATTTACGGTGGCGGAGATCCGCACGCTGTCGGTAATGAGGTTGCACGTCGGCAACAGTCTGCAAATGCTCAGGTCATGCGGAGTAATCAGGTGAGGGTGGGTTAGTGGATATTCTCTCTACACTTTTTCATCAGCAGAGCAGAAAAATAGGAATGATTGTTCCCAGTGTTGTTATTTCAGAGAAGCATACAGATATGCTTGAAATAACAGAGCATCCGGTAGAGGTTGGGGCCGCTGTCGCTGATCATGCCTATAAAAAACCGTCAGAAGTGGTGATGGAGGTTGGTTTCGCCGGTGGCGGCGCATTGCTGGATTTTGCCAGTAATCTGACGGCTACCAGCCTGCTCGGCCTGAGTCCTCAGCAGACGTATCAGGAGCTACTGGATCTGCAGGAAAGCCGTATCCCCTTCGATGTGGTAACCGGTAAACGACTGTACAGCAACATGTTGATCCGGGCGCTGGAAGTGACGACGGACAAGACAACCGAAAACGTCCTGTCCGCCGTCCTCACCCTGAGGGAGGTCCTTATCTCCCGGACACAGCAGATTACCGTCGCGGATAAAACCAACATGAAGGAAGGGGCCAGCACGTCGGCGGTACAGAATAGCGGCAACAAAACCACAAAGCCTCCAGATACTTCACTGCTGAAAAGCATCACGGGTAACGTGGCGTCATTACTGGGAGGCGGCTAATGATAATTCAGGAAATTCCGCTGACAGCGGACAACCAGCAGTTCAGCATCGTCCTGGGTGGTGTCACTTGGCAGATTAGCATCATATGGCGCGATCTTTACTGGATTATGGACCTGCAGAACGACAGAGGGGAGCCGGTAATCTCCGGTATTCCTCTCGTCACTGGCGCTGATCTGCTGGCGCAGTACGCCTGTATGGGGCTTGGTTTTAAGCTGGTGGTGGTCTGCGATGACAACACACAGGATTATCCCTCGAAAACTGATCTGGGTGGCCGCAGTCATTTACTGGTATCAACGGAGTAAGCATGTCACAGAACTGGATGAGACATTTCGAGCTGCAGCTTGTGGACGGGAACGGTCAGGGAATTGAGCTAAGTGATTTCAAAGTCACCTTTACGATCGACTGGTTCAACATCAGCAGCGCGTCCCGGGTAGGGACTATCAAAATTTATAACCTTTCGGCAGATACTGTGAACCGAATTACCGGGCAGGAGTTTTCGAAAGTGCGGCTGATTGCCGGTTACGACGGTATCGCGCCGGAGGTGGCGGCAAGCGACGTCGGGACCGTGCGCGAAGTCGACGCGGCAGATGTGGGCCAGAGTGATGGCCGCAACTACGGGCTGATTTTCAGCGGAGAAATTCGCTACTCGGTCACAGGAAAAGACAGCCCTATTGATTCCTATGTCCTGATTCAGGCAGCAGATACGGATCTGGCATTTGCCACCAGTATAACCTCGCAGACGCTGGCGGCCGGTTACACGGTCGCAGATGTGAACCGTGCGCTGATGAAAGACTTTGAGGCCAAAGGCGCGACCGAAGGACTGACGCCTGAAATGCCTGCTACCGTATTCCCTCGAGGGCGGGTGCTGTTCGGCATGACACGGCATCTTATGGATAACGTGGCCGGACAATGTGGCGCAACATGGCAATTTGTGGACGGTCAGCGCCAGATGGTGGCGAATAACGAGTATGTTCACGACGCGATTGTGCTCAACAGCGCCACCGGGCTTATCGGCATGCCGCAGCAGACTATCGGCAACGGTGTAAACGTCCGCGCTCTTATTAATCCGAACATCCGGGTTAACGGGCTTATTCAGCTGGATCAGGCTTCCGTGTACCGCACCGCGCTGTCGAACAATGATATTGCGATGGCTGGTGGGCAGATCACCGACCAGAACACGGACGGAAATATCACGCTCAGCGGCACCACAGCACAACCTGCCAGCATCGCAACGGATGGCGTTTATATTGTGCGCGGGATTATGTACACTGGCGATACAAGGGGCCAGGCGTGGTACATGGATATGATGTGCGAAGCGCGTGGCGCGGCGGATCTTCGTTCTGCGTCGTCTTTACAGCGTGAGGTAGGATAGTGAAAAAGTGGATTGTTATCGGACTCTGTTTCCTTCCGGGGTTAGCATTTGCTGCGAATCCTGGCGGTATCACGCTTCAGTGTGGTGGCTACAAATTAGAGTTGATTCCTGATTCATTGTTCAGGATTAATGGTGAGACAGTTACCTCCCAGAAAATCAAAACGCTCGGCAACGGTAATGGAATGAAGGCGGATATGGGTCTTATGCCAGCCAAAGACGGTAACAATTACGCTTTCGAGTTCATTCGTCGCCCTGGTACCGAAACGCGTTTCCTGAACGTCCAGCTTCTGCAGAACAGCATGGATGCACCGAAAATCATCGGCTCCTTCCCGTGTAAAAAGGTTGATGGTTAACCAAAAGTTACATTTCTGCATAGTGTTGAGTTTGTTCACATTCACTAAATAATGATTTTTTATCGCTTGCTAGTTGGTTGCATGATCACTAAACTTTGCGAACTTTTAGCGCTCAGCTAACTTTGAATAAGTGGTGTATAGTCGTTTAAAACGACAGAGGGATTGGGTATGGCGATTAGCTACGCATTTGCGCTGGCAACAATTACACAACAAATGAATCAGGTTCAGGAAGCTGTTAACGGTGCTTTCAAACCCCTGATCTCTAATGCTTGTGAACTGCCACAACGATTAGATGCTGAAGAGGTATTTCGTCGTTGTACCGCGATTGCTGCACGCGCTCAAGAAATCGAAAATACCGCGAAGGAAGGCATGTCTCATCTCGAAGCTTTTCGAAATGGGAGAATCATTGTTGATGAGCTTCCGGAAGAGTTTTTATCCCATCTCGAAGGTCTTGCCAAGGCATGCCGAAATGCTAAAGGACATTTAGTGGATATGTTCTCTGAAGCGGAAAGGTCCCCTATGTGGCAAGGCCATCTGCAAATGTTGCGCCCATTAAAACGCAAATATGTTCGTGCGTTGACCGCCGTCGAGAACACTGCAACTCAGTTGGCCGCTGAAGTTAGGCAATCGCAGCCTTTCCAGGCTGAACTCTTGTCAGATAATGTTACCCGTGAAGAGGCTATTGAACTGATCTCAACATCGCATAAGATGCTGGGAGCCAACGCCCCTAAATGGATGTGACATGGCAAAAGTCAGTATCACGGGAGAATTGCGTCATTTAGCTGCAGCACATAAGTATGCTCAAATGCTTGCCGATTATATTTCAAAGGGTTCCCAGTTCTGGTGTTTTGGTTCGTTAGGCGGTTTTGAACGTAACTATGATGCGATGGCTGCCAACATCAGGAAAATTCACTTAAAGCTACCTGGCGATAAACCCTGGCCTCCAGAAGCATCTCTGAGTGAACGGACATGTGATAATTTTTTGGTATATGCTCAGCATCTTTATATCGATGAACACTATCAGATATTGGCAATCATCAGCCCAAACGCTCATCAGCAAGCTGATTCGATGCTTCCCCGGCTGATAAAATTAGCAGAGGAAACCTTCATAGAACTTCCTCCTGATGAACTCGAAAAATTGAAAACCTACGATTCATAAACCCGCCACCCGGCGGGTTTTTTGCTTTCTGGAGCCTACTAAATGGCAGTATCTGACCAGACCCGCAGCGGCGACCTTGCCGAAACATTCAAATCTGAACGGGAAACAACAAAGAATCAGATCCGTGTCGCCTTGCCTGGCATTATTCAGTCATTCGATCCTGATGCGGTGACGGCGGTTGTGCAGCCTGCTATCCGTTCGGTTGAAAAGGATAATGACGGCAACCGCATTACCAAAAATTACCCATTGTTGGTGGATGTTCCAGTGGTATTCCCACGTGGCGGAGGATGTACGCTAACGTTTCCGATTAAAGCCGGGGATGAGTGTCTTGTCGTTTTTGCCGATCGTTGTATTGATTTCTGGTGGCAGAGCGGAGGAATACAGGAACCGGTCGATGACAGAATGCATGATTTATCGGATGCGTTTTGTATTGTAGGCCCCCAGTCGCAGGCGAGGAAGATTAGCGGTATTAATACCAGTGCCACACAGTTGCGTAGTGACGATGGCAGCACCTATTTTGAGCTTAATCCTGATACCAGGAAAATTAAAATTGTCGCTCCGGGTGGTCTTGATGTGGTTGCCCCTCTGGCTGATTTTTCTGAGAAAGTAACCATTCATGGCCTGTTAACCTGGATGGGGGGCATGGTGGGGTCTGTTGTTTCTGGTGTGGCTTCAAAAATCACTGGTGTTGTTGAGTTTTTGGGTAGCGTGAAGGCTAACGGCAAGCCAATCGATGATACGCACACTCATGGCGGTGTTCAGCGCGGTGGAAGCAATACCGATGGGGTAAACTGATGCGATACAGACGTGAAGACGCCGATGGCGATTACACCTTTGGCAGCGGTGATGACACCTGGCTGATTAACTCACCGGAGGCCGTGGCGCAGGCGGTAAAAACGCGATTCGAATTGTGGTATGGGCAATGGTTTCTCGACACCACCGAGGGGACTCCGTGGATCCAGTCCGTACTCGGTAAGCAGAAGCCGGAAACCTACAACCTGGCGATCCGTAAGCGCATCCTCGAAACGCGGGGCGTTAAATCAATCCTCTCTTTCAATACGACGGTGGATACCACGACCCGACGTGTCATGTTTTCCGCTGAAATCGACACTCTTTATGGAATAACGACTGTTACATCGGAGGCGTAATGGCTCTGAACCTTGATTCTCTCGGTTTATCTGCAAAGGTAACCGCGGAGGGGATCAGTGCGCCTGATTATCAGACGATACTCAGCACCCTGATTAGCTATTTTCAGCAGATTTATGGCAGTGATGCCTACCTCGAACCGGACAGCAAAGACGGCCAGATGGTGGCTCTGATGGCGCTGGCGATTCATGATGCCAATAATACGGCGATAACTGTCTACAACTGTTTTTCACCGGCAACCGGCTATGGGGCTGCACTGACCAGTAACGTGAAAATAAATGGTATTTCACGTAAAGGCGCGACGAACTCTACGGTTGATTTGCTTCTTACAGGAACTGCCGGAACAACCATCATTAATGGCAGCGTGAAAGACAGTAATAATGTGATATGGCGTTTGCCTGCTTCAGTGGTGGTCGGCGTGGATGGTACAGTGATGGTGACCGCAACATGTTCCGTCAGTGGTGCAGTGGCGGCGCTGGCTGGAACTATCTCTGAAATTAATACGCCAACCCGTGGCTGGGTTTCGGTAACCAATCCTGCCGCAGCCACTGTGGGCACTCCGGCAGAAACTGATGCGGAGTTACGTATCCGTCAGTCGCAAAGTGTTGCGTTGCCATCAATAACCCCATTTGAAGCACTGGATGGTGCTGTTTCTAATGTTGCCGGTGTACCCCGCCACAAACTCTATGAAAACGATACTGGTTCGGAGGACGGTAACGGGTTACCGCCACACTCTGTTGCTGTAATTGTGGATGGCGGTGATGTGACGGATATTGCTCAGGCTATCAGAGGGAATAAAGGCCAGGGGACATCCACTCACGGTACAACATCCGTTACGGTTCCGGATAAATACGGCAATCCCCATGTAATCAAATTCTCGCGCTCTAGTGATGTGCCTGTTTATGCCCGGATTAAATTAAAAGTTTTTACGGGTTATACCTCACAGATAGGGCAGCAGATCCAGCAGGCTATTTCCGACTATATCAATAGTCTGATGATTGGTGATTCGGTCCTTTTAAGTCGCATTTACTCACCGGCGAATCTTGGCGTGGTGAGTGGCGGGAATGCACGCTATTACGATATTCAGGAACTGACGATTGGGAAATCCCCGGGGGCTTTGTCGTCATCAAACATTGATATCAGATACAACGAATCTGCGTCCTGTACACCGGAAAATATCGTTATAACGGTGGAGTCATGAGCAAATACACCGAACTAATCACGAACTACCACGCCACCAAACCTAAATTTCTTGCACATGTTGATCTGATGACCCGGCCGCTTATTGATGTTGCGGCGGCCACCAGAGGGCTGATTACTGCATTTGATATTGACTCTGCGGTTGGTGTGCAACTTGACATTCTGGGATTGTGGATCGGACGTAGCCGTGTTGTCAGCCAGCCTATCTCAGGTGTCTATTTCAGCTGGGATACCGACGGGCTTGGATATGATCAAGGTGTATGGCAGGGGCCATACGATCCTGATTCCGGATACATGTACCTCAGCGATGAAACTTATCGTGTCATCCTTAAAGCGAAGATTGCGATTAATAACTGGGACGGACGGAATGATTCGCTTCCAGCAATTCTTGACGCTGCAACAGCAGGATCCGGGCTGCGAATGCAGATAGTCGATAACCAGGACATGACGATATCGGTCTGGGTCTTTCCTGATACTGATATTTCAGATGTATCGCGTGAGTTAATTGCGGCAATTAAACAGGGGTATCTAACAGTAAAAGCCGCCGGGGTATGGGCGGGGGGCATTGAAACACCTTCGGTGGAAACTCCATCGGAAGGCTCTAAATTTTTTGGTTTTGATATGGATAACGAATTCATCAGTGGTTTTGATGTAGGGGCATGGGGAGTATTACTCTGATGGCGAAAAATGACTTTAAAGCGTTTGCAACTGATCGAAATGCCAATGTTATGTCGCAGGAAGAATGGGAAGCGTTGCCTGCGCTTATATCCGGATTTACAGCAGGGAAAGCATCCAGTGCGCAAGTCAATAAGGTTATTCGGCAGGCCAGCTTTATTGCTGCAGCTCTGGCCCAGTTTGTAAGTGATAAAACGCAACGGGATGTGCTTGATAATGGTGATCTGCCCGGTTTTGTTGAATTGCTGGGATCGGGGTTTGCTGTTGAATACCTGAGCCGCAAGAATCCGTTTGGCGATATCAAATCGGATGGCACTGTGCAAACGGCTCTCGAAAACCTTGGTATTAAAAACGCATCAACAACACAGGTGGGTTTAGTCCGGTTAACGTCATCGCGGGTATCGGGTGCAGAGGATATTGCAGCCACAGCTAATGCTGTCGCGCAAAACTATACGGACATAAAATCTTTGCAAAACAAAACTCAGGATTCAACTACGACACAGAAAGGAATTGTTCAACTTACATCATCAAGGGTATCCGAATCTGAAACGCTTGCTGCAACAGCAAAAGCGGCAGCGATGAATTATGCGGATATTGTAGCTCTGCAAGGCAAGACTAATGATGCAACCACTACAAACAAGGGAATTATCCGCGTATCTGATTCCAGAACATCAACAGAATCTGGTGTTGCTGCATCATCACTTGCTGCATCACAAAACTATTCAGATATGAAAGGGTTGTTTGGTCAATGCGGAATGAAATCTAGAAATCTCGGTGTCGTATACACCAACAGCCAGTCTTTCGCCATATTTGTAAGCGTCAATGCGGTGCTGTCTGACGGTAGTTCATTTCTGAGCGCCAACGTTAATGTGGATGGTAATTCGGCTAATTTTCGCGGCTCTCAGACAACAAATCTTGCAGGGCAAAGAGCAACTATCGCATTCATGGTTCCTGCCGGTGCGACCTATATTGTGCAGCAGTTTTCAGGAACAGTGTCAGATGTTACCTGGGTAGAGGTGGATAAAAAATGATAACAATGATGAAGTATTACAAAGATGAAAATAACGTCGTATATGCCTACGATGCGTATGGCACACAGGATGCTTTTATCAAAGAAGGGCTTGTGCCAATCACCAGAAGTGAGGCAATGGCGATTGTTAACCCTCCACCGACTCATGAACAACTCATCCAGATTGCTGAAAATGAGCGACAGCGATTACTGTCCGCCGCTGATGCAATTATGCTCGACTGGCGCACAGAGCTGATGCTGGGTGAAATCAGCGATGCCAACAGAGCTAAACTTTCGGCGTGGCTTTTATATAAGAATCAGGTTAAGGCTGTTGATGTAACAACCGACCCTGAGCATGTTAACTGGCCTGTCATCCCGGAACTTTAGCTGGTTTGGCTATTGCCAGATCCAAAGGCCGGATTGGTGGGCGTAGACCGAAGTTTAGCGACGAGAAGTGGCAACAGATGGGAGCGCTCATAGCGGCAGGGAAATCACGGCGTTATGTTGCACGTATCTATAACGTTGGGCTATCAACCCTATATAAACGATTTCCTGTTACTGGCATTCAAACGAAATAATTTAAAAGCAATTTAAAGAGTTATTTGTCTAATGTTGGAAGCCGCAGCCACGTCGTATGCAAGAACGTGCTGCGGCTGGCTGGTGAACTTCCGATAGTGCGAGTATTGAATGATTTCCAGCAGTTACCGATTTTACTATGTTTTCAGTAGAACGCTTAGACAAAACTGAGGCGCACAAAGCTTTGCACTGGATTGCAAGGCTTTGTGCTCTTCTGTGGATGTGTGGCTACATGTTTGAAGATCGTTGTGCCGTATTTGTGACATACACATGACAACATCATGCATCAGCTTTCTGTTTGTGCCATCAACTATAGCTTAGTGAATGCGGTTAATGCTTGCTAAAACAGATAGTTATGATTGGTGCTACAGATTCGTAATGCGAAGGTCGTAGGTTCGACTCCTATTATCGGCACCATTAAAATCAAGTAGTTACCCCATATTTAAATACACCACGTTCTCCTCTTGTGCCGTATTTGTGCCATTGCGACTTATAATCGCATCGATTTTGCTTGCGTGCTCGGTGAGATGCCCGGCTGAAAGGTGGGCGTATCTTTGAACCATTTCGAGAGTTTCCCATCCTCCCATCTCTTTAAGTGCAAGAAGAGAGACACCGGACTGAACCAGCCAGCTTGCCCAGGTATGCCTCAGATCATGGAAGCGGAAGTTACTAATGCCTGCCCGCTTTAACGCTCCCTTCCATGCCTTGTTGCTGTCGGTTCTCATCTTCCTTACCGCTGCTGTTTTTGTTCCGTCGCTTCGGTAGGCAGGTTTGGTGTGGACAAATACCCATCTCTTATGGAGCCCCTGCTGTTTTCTTAATATCTGGCATGCGGTTTCGTTAAGAGGAACTCCGATCGCATTGCCAGCTTTTGTTTCATCAGGGTGTATCCATGCCATTTTCTTATCCAGATCGACCTGTGACCACTCAAGGTCTGTAACGTTGGAACGGCGAAGGCCTGTCGTGATTGCAAACATGACCACAGGGAAGAAGTGAGGAGCAATTTCTGCAAACAGGCGCTTCGATTCCTCCTCTGTAAGCCATCTGATGCGTCCATTCTTAACGCGTGGTGTTGATATTTTGGGTGCCCTGTCAAGCCATCCCCATTCAACAGCCATATTGAGAATGGCGCGAAGTATTGCCAGATGCCTCGTCTTCGTTCCTTTGCTTGCAAGCTTTGGTTTATACTCCGGCACCGGATTGCCAAGTCGCAAACACCTGTCCCGGCTCATCTCCCAGTTCAGGCGATGGCGGCGGTTTTCCATCCCATCTACCGCCTCCATTATTTTTTCTGTTGTTATGTCAGAGAGAATGGCTTCTCTGAAGTGCAACATCCAGAACGATATAATGCTCTTGTCATCATCAATGGACTTCTTATCCGATTTCTCACGCAGCCACCGTATGCAGGCTTCCTTGAATAGCTTTTTCGGTGATTCCCCGAGATTTTTTACTCTCCACGCTTCTGCTTTCAGACGATCGTGAAGTTCTTGCGCTTGCCTTTTGTCCGATGTTTCAAGAGAGCGTCTAACTCTTGATCCATCTGGCGCGACGAAATCGCAGTGCCACGTGCCACCGCGTAGTTTGATTGACATGCTTTAACCTCCTGCACATCAACCGCATTCACCGCGCTATTGTGTCTCACAGACTTAAGCGCCGCAATGCAGTCTGACTTGCAAATGCGATATGGGCTTTTAGGTTTATCTGGATTTATCTTTGCGGCCTGAAGTCGTCCACTTCGTATCCACTGCGTGATAGTGCCTTTGTCTACCTTCAGATACGACGCTGCCTCTTCACGAGTGAAGATTTCTTCTTCCACCTGGAATCTCCATTTATTGGATTGGTATTATTGCGGTAGGTCTGGATATCATTGAGCAATGAACAGGCCTCATCGAGTATGAGGCTGTGGTTAGTCCTTGCGTAACTCGCTAATTCTTCTGTAAGTCTCTGGTGCTTTGTTTCCGTGTATCTTCATTTCAGACTTCAACAGAGCAACGAGAGAATCCCATTCGTTGAGGATGCCTTTGAATGCCGGAACGCGCTTTGCAACCTTGCCGAATGAATCTCTGATTTCTGGAATCTGCTCAACAAGTGCAACGCATCGTCGGAAATCTGCTGCGTCATGTGGAGCGCCGAAGTGATGACCATAGATATTCTTTTTCAGGCCACATGCGATTGAGGCAAGAGTTGCGCTACTGATGCCGACATCGCCAGTCGATTGCCATTTCAAAACCTTCATAGCCAAATCTGACATTTCTTGTCTCCAATAAAAAACCGCCATCAGGCGGCTTGGTGTTCTTTCAGTTCTTCAAATCGAATATTGGTTACATTGTTTTCATATATGAATAAATAAATTAGCTTTTTTCGTTGCCTTCGCGTTCTTTATTAATTTTGACAAACTCGTTTTTACCACGCTCTCCAAATGCGTCTTTAGAGTCGTTGTATCCGCAATCGCAGCACACATAATCACCAGACCATCCACGCATTGTTTTTTCTTTTGCAATATTTCCAGAACCGCATTTTGGACAAGACATATCACTACCTCCAAAGCATGAGTGAGATGACAACGTAACATTGATTGGAGATTAACAATAGATTGCTGATGTAAAAGATATGTATAAGCTTCGCTTTCAAAGTGGAGGCTCTGGTAGCGTCATCCAGTGTGACGGTTTCCACGACGCACCAGGAATTATCCACCCATCATTAGCGTCAGGATGCCCCGGGATGTAAGTCGCCCATTTCATTCGCCAGTCACCTTTCCTGTCAAACTCCACGGCAACAAGAACGGCTGTTTTTGTATCCGGCATTCGCTCACTACAGCTTATCCAACCATCCGGAGTTACCGGAGAGTTGCCCGATAGCGCGTTCTGCAGTCGCTCCAGCTTCACGTATTCCTGAACCCTGTTTCCGTCGCATGCCTGAAGCCATTGCGCAGCCTTTTGCGCATCAGTGTGAAAGGCACAAGTGCGACCGTCATCAAATTGCATTTCGTAGAGGTCAGCAACTTGTTCAAACTGCGTATGTTGTGACTTGTAAGTTTGGCTTACAGGTTCGGCACCATGAAGCATGGCGTCGCTCCGCTCTATGCCATCCAGCGCGATTCGCAGTGCCTGAATTGTGGTAGAGCTATCGTTTGGGGCTATTCCATATCGCTCGAATACAGCTAAATGGTTGCGCATAATCTCAGGCGTAAGCTCTTTGTAAGCATAAGCAAGAGGCTCTGATGCATTATCCGGCACAACCGACGCAGGCGCGGCAGCATAAACAGGAATAACGTCCGATTGCTCTTTATTGCTTTCATCCGTCAAAGCCCAGAATAATTTTCCGGCCGGATGTTTGAAAATATAAGCAATTGGTTCTGCTTCCAGTGATGCCAGCGCAATTCGTGCAAGTTCCATTTGTTCGCCACGGGTAAGTACGTTATCGAGCGGATTTTTAATGAATAATTTGATACGTTCTTTGGTTATAGCGCTCATATCACTCTCCTTTGATGCGAATGCCAGCGGCTCGGATAGATTTCCATTGTTTCCACATTCGGTTGAAGTCTGTGCCTGATAAGGTTGCGTTACGGTATCCAGTTTCGGTGCGCAATCCTTCAAGCGTCGATTTGGAGATACAAATTGAATACATTACCCATGATTCAAACAAATCACGCTCACGGGCTTCGCAACTTTGCTTACTCATCTCTTCGATACGTTCAGCCATCGCAGCACACTCTTCAAAGTTGCTTAATGCTTTTCGCTCCCATTCGGCGCATTGTTTTCCAAGCTCTGCAATCAGCTTGTCTTTGCCTTCCAGCTCAACACGCAGCTTCCCTACCGTTAGCGCAATATCCTCGTTCTCCTGATCGCGGCGTTTTATGTATTGCTGGTTTCTTTCCCATTCATCCAACAATGCCAGCGCGATATCTGGCGAAAAGTGCTTCATAAAATCGTTAAGCGCATTAATTCGCTGATCGAAAGGCATTACAGGTGCTTCACCAGCAATTTTTGTTTTTTCAGCGATTTCACGAAGCTTTTGATAATCAATCTTGCTCATTGGATGACTCCTTTACGAAGCTGTTCGGCGATATCTTCGAGAACGCCATCAGAGAATGAGCGATCAAAATCGCCTTCCGGCGCATTAGCCATAAACTCAGTAGAGGTAAGGATCATCCGGGCAATATCCGCGGCGTTCTTCGCAGTATCATCAATAAAACCAGCTTTCCAGGCTGCCAACATTCTGTTCGCCACAAAATAAGCGCCTTCCTTGCGTGCTTCAGTCTTCCCTTCAGCCAGGAAAGCGTCGGTGGCTGGGGTGTCTGATTGCAGAGACTTTGCGCGATAGTCATTCCACCCTCTTGCATACATGGGATTAACTTGCACTCCATCTTTTACGCAATATGCCTGCCCTCCACGGTTGATAACCTCGATTTCGTCCATAGCGCCAGACTTCAGCCCCGCATTCTCCGCTGCCAGCGCCGCGCACTTGGCCTCCGCTTCAGCAAATTTACGCACCAGATATTCAGCGTTTGTTTCGTTAACCTTTAAATCTCGTGGGATGCATTTACCTTTCAGAAATCCATCCATCTCAATTAGTGACATTTGTTTCATTTCTTCCCACTCCGCCACATCGCATTCAGATATTTGTTGTCATTAACAGAACCGAAACTCTTTCTCTTAAGCAATTCCTCTCTCGATGGCATTGGCTTTACGCGTTGGCGAATAATCATTTCTGCCGGAAGAATGCCGGGATTGTATGCAAGTCCTCTCATGATTTACTCTCCACGAACTGGTCAACAGCCATGCTAAGTGACACACCTAAAGTCTCGATATGTTGCTGAATATCCTGTAGCGTCTGCGCCTGAGATAACAGGATTTCACGGTTGCATAACTCTTTAACCAGATGCTCAAACTTGCTGTAATAACCGATACGACTTAGTGTTTCTTTGCCTGCATTCTCGCCTTCTTTGATAATTCCTCTTTCACTAAGAATCAGGTCGTGTTTGGTTCCGGTAATAACGTATTTTCCGAGGTCGATGTTTAGATTCATTGTTAATTACTCCATGTTAATTTATTCGTATGCCTGCTCTTTCTTCATCGAGTTTTTTTAGCTTGTATCGCATAGCTCTTACTGAATAAATTGAGCGGCAGGTTGCAATTGCTATTTCTTCTGCTGAGAACTTACCGAAAAGTGATACTTCGGCTCTTGTCCAGCGTCTTCCACGAAGTCGGCTAACAATGTCAGCGCCAATCCTTGTTGCTTTCGCCATAACTGCTTTTTCAGTCCTTTCCAGTTTTTCAGCAATAACTTCAACTGGCATTGTCGCCGATACTTCGCGCAAGAAATCTACTTCCCATTTCTCCCATGGAGTCTTTTTCATAGGCGATACCGTTATTTGATAAGAAGTGAAGGTTTCCCAACCTTAAGTTGAGCACCGGGAATATTTATTCCTGCTTTTAGTTGGTGCTTGATTGCCAGTTTGTCGGCTTTAATTGTCGTTTCAAACTCAACGTATTCAGGAGGAAGGGCGCTTGAGTCGATGATTTCTACAGTTTCTGAGGGTTTGCGGATTGTTACCTGGTGAATACCTGCTCGAATATTTTTCTTGCCAACCATTTCAAGCGATGACGCTATATATGATTTGATGCTGTCAATCTTATTTTGAATTACTGCGGCTCGCTCATTCAGTGACTTTGCCTCTTCCTTGAGGCGTTCGGCATAACCAGATTCATTTTTAATGACGGAAAGAAGTTGTTCTATTTTATCGGTAAATTCTCCTTCCATGCCTTCTATTGTGTCAGCAATCATCTCTGGTTCTAAATCTGAATCCATCAATTTTGCGTATTCATTGGCAATTTCATATAGTTTGCTCACTGGCAACCTCCAGTTTCGCTTTGCATTCTATGTAAATGGCTTGTATGTTCTGCTGCAATTTCATTCCAGATGTCAGGCGATATGCTTCTGCAAAATATCTCTTCAAATCATCCATGTTTTCAGCCTGAGCCATTTCATCACAAAGAAGTTGTGCTTTATCCGTTATTCCCTGCTGGCGTTTCCGTTCATCTTCGCGGATATCTTCCTCTGATTTGTGCGGCATAACTGGTTCAGTCCATACACCTTCTTCTTCGTTTAGTACGTGAATAGCACTATCAAGACGTGATGCCTTAGGCCAATACTTGCTTGCACGCTTTACGACCGTCTTTCGCGCCATCTCATTCCAGTGATTTACCCATGGTCCTTTATCGCTGAATGCCGCCTTGCTTGTTTTCCTTACAGCCTCAATTTCAGCCAGACTCATCTCTTCCGTTAGATAATCACCTGCTGGCGTCTTAACTGTGCAGTAAACACCAACGATATCGCCACGATCACCGAAGGCGTTGTATTTATGGGTTGGTGCTTTATCAAGTCCGTTTGACTCATAAGTATCGTTAGCATGAACAAGCTTTGCCTGACCCCATGAGATAACACCAGACTCCATTGCAATATGTAGCAATCCCATATAGCTGATATCAAGGCACACCATGCCGTCGCGCGGAACCAGATAAGCCAGTTTGCTAGCCGGGTTTAAGGTGATGCCGATCGCCGCAACATTGATGATGGCGTTCTGTGCGCTGGTTGGATTTGCCAGTGCCGTTTTAGCCAGGTAATCATTTTTCTGGAAATACTGAATTGCAAACTGGCTTTCCTTAGCCCATGTCACCGTCTGTTCAGTCAATGCTCCGCAGAATAACTGCTCTTGCTGTTTAACGAATTCAACGATATTGCTCATGCTGCTTCTCCAAAAATGTGTCTGCGTTTGAATATTGCGAAGGCATATTCAGCCTTAACTCTTTCGGTTATTGCATCCCAGAACCATTCAGCGGCTTTTTCCTGATAGTTACAGTCATCATCTTCCAGCCAGTCGATAGCGTCCTTAGTGTGTTCATCTGGTTTATATGAGCGAAGCATTTCGCTTATTGGGTCGCAACGTTTGCAGAGGCGATCAACTTCACTGTTGATTCGTTCGTAATCTTCATCAGTAAAACTTGCGATTATTTGCGATATTTCACGCTTATCATTCAGAGTCAGAATCATCATCTTTCTCCTGTTCTTTGTGCTGATTGAGCATTTTGTTCATCTGACGAATGAACTCTTCGTCTGACCAGTTATCTGTAAAACTCATTTCCTGCGATACCACGGAAGATTGATAGCTGATTTCATCGCTTTATTTGCTTCAAGCCACATTTTTGAATCACCAATAAATCTGGCTATTACTGCTTTGTTCTGTGCAGCACGAAGCATCTGGTGATTGATGGCTATTTCATTGCGCATAACGCCTCCAGTTGTTTCTTTGCTGCTCTGATTAATTGTTTAACTCGGCGTGATAATTCAGATTCGTGCGGGTAGAAAGCGGACATGACGCCGCTACCCGCGAGCTGAAAGTGCATCATGGGTAACTCCTTATATTTGATTGCATAACGAAAACGCCTCTCGTGAAGCGTTATTGGTATGCATATAAAAAAGCCCTCACACTGGAGGGCAAAGAAGATTTCCAATAATCAGAACAAGTCGACTCCTGTTTAGTTACGAGCGACATTGCTCCGTGTATTCACTCGTTGGAATGAATACACAGTGCTTACTCGTACTAATAAAATACCCAATTTTCTGTTTCTTGGTTGTGCCCAAAGTTATATTCAATATCTGGTGTTGATGTATCAATATTCTTCATCCCATCAACAAGAGTTGATACAACAGCCAAATCTTGTTTGATTCTCATTAAATGGTATTTCTTCCGGCGCAATAAACTTTCAATGGCAAGTTTCTTCGTTGGGAATGCAAAAGATCTTTCTGCATTTTTTGCTACTTTCTTAATTGCATATCTATTTCTCCTTTGTTTCCATTCCTGTAACCACTGATTTGGTGCTGGTTTAAAATTAACAATCCAATGCGCAGGAACCAACCATGCATAATGCTCTGTCTGATGAAAAGCTATATATTGAAGTGCGAATATTTTGATCCCATCTTCTTCAACTGTCGCCTGGAATCTCCAGAAAACAGGCATTCCATCATGTTCAGTTTCTGATTCAGGAAAAGGTACGCTCCATGATTTTGTCATATCTCACCTCAAATAAGTGGCTTGCTGCCAAAACAATGAACCATCCGGAAATTCCAGATAGTTCATAATTCACTCTTCAATACTTCCAACTTACTAATCGCCGATAGATATCCGCGCTGATAGGGCATCATCATTCCTTCGAGCTTGCCACTTCTTAACTCCTCCCTGAGCAATTGTATTGCTTGATCAATAACCTCTGCCTTAGCGTCCTTTATGGATTGCTTTCGGGGCTTTGCTTTCTGCTTTGGCAGATTTCTCAAGCATGATGGAATGTATGTCTGATTCATCACTTACCTCGCTGTCAGTTGTTTTGATTTCCGGTAGCCTGCCGCGTAAATGGCTACGTTTGGCAGGCAAATACTTCCACTGCATTCATCTGCCTTCTTGCAGCGAAGGCTTCCGAGTGATGCTGCTTTGTCTGCTCTGACGCAACCAGAGAGCTTTAGCGCAATTTTTCGTGCCAGTCGCTGCTCTTGCATTGCCTGTTCACGTTGAGCCTGTCTGCGTGCTCTGCGGCGATTTCTGGCGTTATCGTCAGCCAGATATGTAATGACTACTGTCATGTTGACCTCCGATGATTGACTTTGGCGGTGACGCGCCGGGTGCTTATCTTCCGGTTGCCGTCGTGCAGCTGCACTTCACGTCACCCCAAAGCCAACTACTCTTTGGTTCCCGCATTTCGGCGGGACAATCCCATCAATGTTAAAGAGCCTGCCAATCTGTTCCGTTTGGCTACCAGCGTCCTGCTGATGGCTAAAGAATACTGTAGGTATTTTATTGTGTAAATACCCAAGGTATTTATTTTTGGTGAAATAATGATAAGCAAATGAATACAAAGGATATTTATTTTTTTCGGTGTCTGCTTGTTCAGTGCTTTTTATGCGGGATATGTGAAGTGGATCCCGATAGCTATTGCTGCCGGGATTATGGGTTAGTCAGCGAAGGTTAAGACGAGAATTACCTTAATGATGTCTGCTACAACAGACACGGCCATAGATAAACCAAAGACAATCCAAGCCATAGAGATGTCTTCACTACCATCGTATAGAGTTCCGTAATCACTGGTGTAAGGCGTAAATGTCGCGCCTTGATACAATAGGTATAAGCTTGATCCATAGAGGATAAATGCAGATATCCCTTGTATTGCCATGATCACCAGAATCATGAAACGAGCTGATCTATGCGCCCAAGCCTGGCTTATTTTTTCTGATAGAGATTTCGCAATAAAAGCATGCGCTAAGCCGTAAATTGTCGAGATTGCCAACATCCCAAAAAAGCTTGCTATAGCGGTTCCAACCATAAGCGCCCCTTGCGTGATCAAACCAGCCTTAGTTTTGTCTCAATTGCAACGCCTATAATCTTGCAGTTTCCATTGATTGGCACGAGAGGCCATGCAGGGTTAAGTCCCTTGAGGTATTTATTTCCGCCGTCGATTATCAGCTTCTTGAATGTTGCTTCGTTAGAGTCAGAAAGTTTTGCTATGACCAAGCTGCCGTTGATCGCCTCCCTTCCGGTATCGAAAAGAACGAATGTTCCCTCTGGAATGCTTAACCCAACCGGTGCCGTCATTGAATCACCTTCCACTTTAAGCCAAAACGCATTACCTTGAATATGCGCGTCAGACTCAAGCCAAACATCTATGTCTTTAATGGTGTATGGTTCGCATGCTTCACACCACGAGCCAGCCTGGATACTGCTTAACACCGGATACCTCTTTCCTGCTCTGTATTCCCCTGCATACCTTACGTTGGCATCGCTCTTAAGGCTTTCTGCCTGTTCTGCAACCTTGGCAGCAATTGACTGGCTAAAATCAGCAATTGAGACTTGCAACAATCGTGCAAAACCAGATGCAACCTCAACGTTTAGCGCATTTCTGCCATTAAGATAATGCCCTACCGCTCCTTGGGTGATACCCAGTTCATCAGCGATTGAGTATTGGGTTATTCCCAATTCTTTCTTTTTTGACTCATACAAAGCCTTAAGCCGCTTAGCGTCTTCCAGCTGTTCTGTCGTCAGTGATTTTTTATTTTCCATAGCTTAATTCTAATAGCTAAGGTACTTAAACTAAAAATACCCTGAGTATTGATTGCTTTGAATACCTGTAGTATTCTTTATTCATGGTTAATAACGGAGAGTGCATATGATTCGAATGACACTTGCCGATTACGCCAAAATCCATGGACAGGCTAAAGCAGCCAGTGACTTTGGTGTAATCCAGTGCGCTATCAGCAAGGCCATTCTGGCAGGCCGTAACATCATGGTTACGGTAAAGCCTGATGGCAGTGTGATTGGAGAGGAAGTTCGTCCTTTCCCAAGCAACAAGAAAAACAAATAGTAACACCGCTCTTTAACAGTCATGGTCATCATTCCCGCCGAAATGCGGGAATACAACGCGCATAAGTTGATGCGCATAACTTCTTATTTGTTAAGGAAATACTTACATATGCAACTTACAAGTACTCGCAAGAAAGCGAATGCAATTACAAGCAACATCCTGAATCGAATTGCTGTACGTGGTCAGCGAAAGGTTGCCGACGCGTTAGGGATTAATGAATCGCAAATTTCGCGATGGAAAGACAGCTTCATCCCCAAAATGGGAATGCTTCTGGCTGTTCTTGAATGGGGTGTTGAAGACGAGGAGTTGGCGGAACTGGCTAAGAAAGTAGCCAGAATGCTGACAAAAGAAAAAGCCCCGAAGAACGGCGAATTCTTCGAGGCCTGATGTAGAAAGACTGGATCAATCCACAGGAGTCATTATGACAAAACGTCGTAAGAAATACCAGGAAAAAGAAGAGATTCGACACCCTGATTCACCTGAGGGATTAGTGGTAGCCGCAGCAAATAACAGGGCGTTCGCAGAGCGCCTTGTTGGTGTTTACAGACTAGCCAAAGCAGGAGTGAAACATGGGCGTCGTTAAGTTAGCTGATTACAGGCATAACCCTGTACAACATCAGGAGGCATCCAGTATGGGGTATGTCTCTATACACCGCCAGTTTATGGACAGCAGGCTCTATAAGGACTCTCAGGCAGTACATCTTTGGCTTCACTTAATCCTCAAGGCTAATCACGAATCTACTGTCGTCAATACGGATATCGGTCCGATAACTGTTGATCGCGGTCAGATGATAACTGGACGCCCGTCGCTGGTCAGAGAAACATTCATCCCCGACAACAAAGTTCGGAGCTTATTACGGACTTTTGAGTCGAAAGGGATGCTTAATATTTGCTCGATGGGGAAGAAATTTAGCCTGTTTACAATCGTTAAATATGACGATTTTCAGGCAAAAAATTGTCCAACGGTTGTCCAACGGTTGTCCAACGCAAACACCAGTAATGGCGCTGCTCTCAGCGGAGATTGTCCAACGGTTGTCCAACGATTGTCCATAAACAATAATATAAATAATATCTCTAATACTGACGTATTAGAGAGTGCCACAGCAGACAAAAAGTCTGACAAGAAAAAACCTTCCGTCAGCTGTCAGGATGTTGTCGATGCTTACCACGAAATCCTTCCTGAAGCGCCAAGAATCCGCGCACTGAATGACAAGCGTAAAAACCAGATCCGAACGTTCTGGCGCAAAGCCGGAGTGATAACCCGCCAGCTTGACGGGCATGGGTTCACGATGCAGGACTGGAGAAATTATTTGAGCTACGTAGGCGAAAATTGCCGATGGATGTTCGAAGAACGCCCAAACCATCAACGCGGAACCGTCTGGCACAAAAAGGGATTTGATTTCCTGCTTAACGACAATACCTACCTGAAAGTTCGTGAGGGTGAACACGATGACCGATAATTTTTATGCGCCGCCCCATAGCATCGAGGCAGAGCAGGCGGTGATTGGTGGATTGCTTCTGGATGATGACAGCAGTGAGCGCGTCCAGAAAGTTCTGGCGATGCTGAAGCCTGATTCATTTTACAGTCGACCACACAAAATCCTTTTCGAAGAAATAACCAGAATGCACCGTGAGCAAAAGCCAGTAGATGGCCTGACGCTTTTCGATGAACTGGAGCGTAAATCGTTAACGGCGTCTGTTGGCGGTTTTGCTTATATCGCTGAGATCGCAAAGAACACGCCAAGCGCAGCAAACATCGTTGCCTATGCAATGCAGGTTCGTGAAACCGCAATGGAACGCTACGCCATCAACCGCATGACTGAAGCGACGGAATTGCTCTATTCCCGCAACGGAATGACTGCAACGCAGAAGTACGAAGCTATTCAGGCGATTTTCACGCAACTGACAGACCATGCAAAAACCGGATCGCGTCGCGGCCTTCGCTCATTTGGTGAGGTCATGGAAGACTGGGTTAGCGACCTTGAGAAGCGATTTGACCCGTCAGGCGAACAACGAGGAATGAGCACAGGGATCCCATCGCTGGACAGGATGCTGTCACCGAAAGGTCTGGTGAAAGGCTCTCTGTTTGTCATTGGCGCTCGCCCTAAGATGGGGAAAACGACGCTATACAGCCAGATGGCAATCAACTGCGCAGTGCATGAGAAAAAGCCCGCTCTGATGTTCAGCCTTGAAATGCCAGGTGATCAGATACTGGAAAAACTGGTAGGACAGAAGTCAGGTGTTAACCCGAATATTTTTTACCTTCCGGCGACAAATGACGCTGATGACGGCTATCAGGGTGATTACGATGGTGACTTCAATAGGGCGATCGAAACAGCCAATCGCTTGAGTGAAATCGACCTGCTTTACATCGACGACACGCCGGGATTATCTCTGGCTCAAATCGTCAGCGAAAGCCGTCGAATCAAGCGAGAAAAAGGATGTGTTGGGATGATTCTGGTCGATTACCTGACACTAATGGCCGCTGAGAAGGCCGATCGTAACGACCTTGCTTACGGCATGATCACCAAAGGACTGAAGAACCTTGCCAAAGAGCTTGATTGCGTTGTTGTGCTTCTGACGCAGCTTAACCGCGCACTGGAAAGCCGAACCAATAAACGCCCATTACCAAGTGACTCACGAGATACAGGGCAGATTGAACAGGATTGCGATTATTGGGTTGGGATCCATCGTGAAGGTGCTTTTGATGACAGTGTTCCACCTGGTGAAACCGAACTAATCCTTCGTCTCAATCGTCATGGCAATACCGGTACGGTGTATTGCATTCAGGCAAATGGCGCTATTTATGACACAGACCAACAGTCTGCTGAAATTCGCCGCCGTGAACGCGAGGAACCGCAGTCCAAGAAGAAAGGAGGATTCTGATGACCATCTACATCACTGAGCTAATAACAGGCCTGCTGGTAATCGCAGGCCTTTTTATTTGGTGGAGGGTAAATCGTGGCTGAGTTAATTTTCTCTGCATTGAGGCTTCTCGGTGCTATGTGGATGGTGGCGACGTTCATTGTGGTTGTCGGAAGTTTTGTCCGGTTGATAGGCGAAGGTAAAGACCTGGTGGGTGTGCTGTTCGGTAGCATTCTCCTGTGGGTGATTATCGGTGTTATGCCTGTCGCTGTAGCAAAAATGGCGTGGCGTTTTGTGAGTTGAACTGAGGGTAAGTATCGATGGACGAATCAAGAAAGCAGTTTGAAGAATGGTTTGAAAATTACACCGGATGTGATCCTAAAAATAAAATATACGCCAATATGGTTGAGATGTATTGGCAAGCGTGGCAGGCATCGCGAGCAGCTATCGAGATTGAGTGTTCTGGAGAAAGAGAGCGTGAGGCATTTTCTACCGATTTCGAGGATGGGGTTACATTTGGTTATAACAACGCAATTAGTGAATGCGAAGGACGGATTCGCGCTGCTGGAGTCAAAGTGAAGGAGTGAGTATATGCCATTTATAAAATTAACCATGCAATGCAGCATCTATCAGCCACCAAGCACAGGCGTGATAGAAAGCACCAGAAGTGCATATGAGCCCTTGTACGTTAACTCTGACAACATCGAAACCCTATTTGATGCCGGATTTACGATTGTAAGAATGGCAAGTGGTGAGCGGTTCGATGTTATTGAGAAACCAGAAGCTATTTTGGCGTTAATTAATCCATGCGTGCAGAAGGTGAGCCATGAGGAAACTAACGTTTGAACTAAGAAGCCCCATTCATCAGCAGAACGCCATTCAAGCTATCCAGCAAATCCTTCCAGACCCAACCACACCAATCGTAGTAACCATTCAGGAACGCAACCGCAGCTTAGACCAAAACAGGAAGCTATGGGCCTGCTTAGGTGACGTCTCTCGTCAGGTTGAATGGCATGGTCGCTGGCTGGATGCAGAAAGCTGGAAGTGTGTGTTTACCGCAGCATTAAAGCAGCAGGATGTTGTTCCTAACCTTGCCGGGAATGGCTTTGTGGTAATAGGCCAGTCAACCAGCAGGATGCGTGTAGGCGAATTTGCGGAGCTATTAGAGCTTATACAGGCATTCGGTACAGAGCGTGGCGTTAAGTGGTCAGACGAAGCGAGACTGGCTCTGGAGTGGAAAGCGAGATGGGGAGGTCGGGCTGCATGATAAATGTCGTTAGTTTCTCCGGTGGCAGGACGTCAGCATATTTGCTCTGGCTAATGGAGCAAAAGCGACAGGCTGGTGAAGACGTGCATTACGTTTTCATGGATACAGGGGCAGAGCACCCTAAAACATATGAGTTCATCCGAAATATCGTCAGTAACTGGAAAATAGACTTACATTGCCTTCGTGTAATACCTAATCCAGAAATGGGGAAGGCCAGTAGTTATGAAGAGATAGGTGTCACTGATATTGGTCCAGATCTTATACCGTGGAAAAGGATGTTGAATAAATACGGACATCCATATATCGGCGGTGCGTTCTGTACCGACAGAATGAAGTCTGTTCCATTCACCAAATATTGTCAGGAAAAGTTTGGGAAAGGAAATTACATCACATGGCTTGGCATTCGCACAGATGAACCAAACAGGCTTAAAAGGGCTAATGGTTTTCGGTACCTGGCTGATATAAGCGATTTTGAAAAACAGGATGTGCTTGATTGGTGGAGTGGGCAGAAGTTTGATCTTGGCATACAGGAGCATCTTGGTAATTGTGTTTTCTGTATAAAAAAAAGTATGCAAAAGGTTGCGCTGGCAGCCATGGATGAACCAGAACTTGCAGATGCATTTATCAACATCCTTGATACAGAAATAAAAACAGGAAAGGAACCGGTTATGTATCGAGGGAATAATACACTTAAATCACTGATTGCCTTGTTTAGTGATATATCAAGAGATGAGTTAGCCTCAAGAATGACATCAATGCGACAGTATGATTCAGGTTCGTGTTCTGAATCATGTGAAGCATTTTCATGTCAGCTTGGATTTTATTTTGAGGATGCGGCATGAGACGACAGCGACGAAGTATCACCGACATCATCTGCGAAAACTGCAAATACCTTCCAACGAAACGCTCCAGAAA